AAAAATTACGGGACTACCGGTGACATAGAGGTTAAGATGATGGACATATTCTTTGGTCGGCTAGATCATGAGAAGAAGGTTAAAGACTCTGATATGGTCTGGCGATTGTTCTTACGTGACTTTAATAGCTTAAAGGTCATCGCTGAGCAGAGCACCATTACTAAAGAGGATGTGGCTAAGGCTAAAGAGACATCCAATAAGCAGATGGAGAGGTTTTAGTGTTCAAGCTAGAAGACTTAAAGATTCGTCGTAAAGCTTGGGTGAAGGCCGCAAATATAAATCCCAACCGTCTTGGTTGGTTATTAGATGACTGCACTGTCCTTGACCCCATTGACCGCAAAAAAATTGATGTGTGGATGGATGCGTTAGAGAAGGGCGAGGTTGTTCGTGCCGTTGGTAACAGTCGTTGTGGTAAAGGGTTGTTGCTATGGGGAGAGCCTGGACATGGAAAAACTACGATTGCTCTATCTATAATTCAAGAGGTAATGACGCGCTTCCCTATAGAGTCTTTTGACGTTAAAGAGGGTCGTGTACTTATTAGGCCTTGTTACTTCATTACTTTTAACGACATACTTAACCTTAAAGGTGAGTTGATGGACGACTCAGGTGATGAGACGCAGATTTTATATCAAGGTCTATTAGGAGACTGCCCAAACGATTCTTACAATGTTCGTGTACTTATCATTGATGATCTTGGTAAAGAGCACGCTTCTTTATCTGGTTGGCAAAGAAGTATGTTTCACCATGTGTTGCGCACACGGTTCAATAACGGATTGCCTACTATTGTTACCACCAACATAGAGTTGGAAAACTGGGGCAGTATGTACGGAGATGCTACGGAGAGCTTTGCTCACGAGTCTTTTATCTACTTACCTATAGAGACTTCGGACTTAAGAAAGTGAGTTATGCAATGACTACCAAGCTTATCCAGGTGTTTTTAAGTCAAGCTCAAACACCGGGGCCTGGTATCTATGAAGTTTCTGGTGATGAGTCTGGTACGTTGTACTGTACTTGTCCGGGCTTTAGAGGGCGTAGTACTTGTAAGCATTCACGCTTTGTAAAGTCTCGAATAGATAAAAATAATGGAACTTACCCATTGGAAATATCAAGTCGTGCAACTGAAGAAGATACAGCTAAAGCTAAGAGCTCTGCTAAAAACTTTAGAGAGTTTATTATTAAGTACGGAAGAATTGAGGTCTACTAAATGCGGAACGGGGACATCAGCAATGAGCTCCCCAAGAGAATACTCGTTACAACAGACGCGTTTTCAATTGTGGAATCAAATATTACAAAACGGTTTAAAGTAATACCCAAGGTAAATAAAGAACTTAAGATCCGCAAGGATATTCTTAGTCGTTTTTATTTATTTACCTCTAAAAAGGGGGTTACTCTTGAGTTGATTTCTTATGCAATCAACGATGAGGACCTTGCAGAGTTATTGTTGACTCTTGATGCTATGGGAACTAATCCATTTCGTTATTCAAGGGCCTATGACTCCATAGAAGCAGTTGTAAATGACCTTCCATATAGACCAGAAGTTTTGGGTGTTATTGATTTGCCAAAAAATCTGCTACGTTACGGCCACTGGGGAATGGACTTCAACTATCTATGAACAATGAATCGTATCTATTAAGTAAGATTGTTACTGAAAAGCGCATCGGTTACGTATTAGAGCGCGGAGTTAGTGATGAGTGGTTTTCTGATACAACCGATAAGAACCTGTATAAGTTTTTACAGCATCACTATACGGAGTACCAAGAGGCACCCAGCTTAGAGATTATTCAAGCTAACTTTCGTAACTATGAACCCATAGAAGTAGTTGATTCTATTGATTACTTTATTGATAAGTTAGTAGAAGGCCGTCGTAAGTCTTTAATTATTAATACGATGATCGATGCTAGTCAGGCACTTGAGACTAAAAGAGTTGACTCTCATGAAGACGCGTTGCTTAAATTACAACAAGGGTTTGCCCTCTTAGAACAAACTGGGCTTGGGTCTACTAACGATCTTGAAATCCGTCACGCCGCTAAATCAGCTATGGAAGAGTATGTAAACCGTAAGAACAGTCCAGGTTTACTTGGGTTACCTACAGGTTTTCCTACTATGGATGCTTCTACTTCAGGTCTACAACCCGGTCAGTTAGTGGTTATTGTGGCGCCGCCAAAGACCGGTAAGTCAACTCTAGCTTTACAGATTGCTATTAACTGCCACCTTAATGGTCACAAGCCTATGTTCATGTCGTTTGAGATGAGCAACAACGAACAAAAGACTCGTTATTACGCTATGCGCGCTCGCATTTCACATAAGCGTCTTATGACAGGCACACTTACTAGCGAAGAAGAGCAGCGTTACGAACGTATTGTTACTAGCATTCAAACCATGAACGATGACTTTTGGTTCACAGACTCTTCTGGTGGATTAACTGTTAGCGCTGTAGCCAGCAAAATCCAAGGCAAGAATCCCGACATCGTGTTTATTGATGGTACTTATCTTATGTTTGATGAGATAACTGGCGAGTCCAATACCCCACAGGCTATTACTCAGATTACTCGTAGCCTTAAGAGGCTGGCTATGAAAATTAACAAGCCTGTAGTTATTTCTACTCAAGCATTGGCTTGGAAGATGAAGAAGGGTCAAGTTAGCGCGGACTCCATTGGCTACTCTTCATCTTTCCACCAAGACGCCGATGTTATCTTCGGCCTTCAACGCGAGGACGAAAACGTAGATGACACTCGGTTGCTTCGTGTTATTGCTAGCCGTAACTCCGGTCTCAGCGAGGTCTCGCTTATGTGGGATTGGAATACCGGGGCGTTTAGAGAGATGGACAATAACGACCTATGACTATTGAAGAGATGGAAGCAACACTTGCCGACCTTGGGATTAAGGTTATTGGAGCCCGTGGGTGGGAAGTTCAGGGAGAATGCCCAGCCCATGAAGAGCGTACAGGTCACCCTGACCGCAACCCTTCTTGGTACATTAACGCTGACTCCGGCGCGCATATTTGTTTTTCCTGCGGATTTAAGGGCAATCTATACTCACTAGTTGCTTACGTTCGTGGCGTACCTTTAGACCAGGCTACTGACTGGGCCAATACCAATCTTAATTTGGTAGCCCGCCTTATGCGGTTGACCGAGCCTGAGAAGGTTCAAGAAGAAGAGGTTGTACGAGTAACTGAGTCAATGCTGGGCGCTTTTGTAGACGCCCCTGATGAAGCGCTAATCGCTCGTGGTCTATCTCGTGAAGCGACAAACCATTATAGGATTAGGTGGGACCGCCATAGGGGTAATTGGATTATTCCTGTACGCCATGTTTATGGTTCGTTATTAGGCTGGCAAGAAAAAGGGTTTAGTACTCGTTATTTTAATAACCACCCAAAAGGTATGAAAAAGGGCAAAGCGCTTTTTGGCTATCAACAGTACAGCTCAGGGGACATGATTGTGGTTGAATCACCCTTAGATGTTGTGCGTTTAGCTTCTATTGGTATTACTGGTGGAGTTGCTACTTTTGGTTGCTCCATCAGTATTGAACAGCTAAGTGCAATTAGGGGCGCAGATAGAATTATTTTTGCTTTTGATAATGATGAAGCGGGAAGAGTGGCCTCTAGGGATATGCTCAACCGCTGTAGAGAATTAAAAGCAGAAGCTTGGTTCTTTAATTATGCCGGCATTGACGTTAAAGATGCTGGCGCAATGAGCCGATCAGAAGTAGTATTAGGATTACAAAACGCACAACATATGATTCGTGGAGAGAAGGCAATAGCGTGATTATTGGTCTTACAGGCTTTGCTCGAAGCGGTAAAGACTCAGTTGCCAAAGTGCTTGTAGACCAATATGGGTTTACACGAGTAGCTTTTGCTGACAAAATTCGTGAACTTTTATATGAGGTAAACCCAATTGTTAATGACAGTAATTTTACACTTCAAGGCGTGGTAAATGAGTTCGGCTGGGAAGACGCAAAAGTGCTATTCCCAGAGGTGCGTAGGCTTCTTCAAGATTTAGGGGTAGGTGCGCGCTCTCTTTTTGGAGATAACTTTTGGATCAATCAGGCAATCGGCCCTATTGGTATTGGGCAACCTAATGTTGTTATTACAGACGTTAGATTTAAAAATGAAGCGGATACACTAAAGGTTAATGGGGCAAAGCTTTGGCGTGTCGAACGCTCAGGAGTAGCTGCCTACAACCGTCATATTTCTGAAATAGATATGGATGGGTACCCCGTAGACCATGTTTTTGTTAATAAAGGCAGTCTTGAAGATCTTAAAACCTTAGTAAAAACTAAGATGAAAGACTTTACATGACTTTTACAGGAACGCTTTTACCCTATCAACCTGAAGCAGTAGATCGTATGTGTGACCGCTCTAGCATGCTGGTTGCCTACGACCTTGGTTTAGGCAAAACCGTTATTACTATAGCCGCTTTAGAACGTTTAATGGATGAGCGAAAAGTTGAAGAACCAGGTCTTATAATTTGTTTATCTTCTCTCAAGTACCAGTGGGCTAATCAGATTGAGAAATTTACAGATGGCACTTCACGCGCTTTGGTCATTGATGGCTCCCCGACTAAAAGAGCCGCGCAATACGAAGAGGCTTATGATTGGAGGAACTCTGGTGTTGACTATATTATTCTTAATTACGAACAAGTGGTTAACGACTGGAAGTTTGTCGAAAGACTCCCTAGAGGATTTGTAGTATTAGATGAGGCTACGGCCATTAAATCTTTTAAGTCTAAACGCTCTAAGCAAGTTAAGAAGTTAATTCAAACCCCTTATCGTTTTGCTCTTACAGGAACTCCTATTGAAAATGGTAAGCCTGAAGAACTGTATAGCATCATGCAGTTTGTTGATCCTAATGTATTAGGCCGTTTTGACATTTTTGACTCTACTTTTATTGTGCGCAATAGTTGGGGTGGGGTTGAGCATTACCGCAACTTACCAACTCTTCATACCACTATGAAAGACGCTTCCGTGCGCAAAGCTCAAAAAGATCCAGATGTTGCTCCATTTTTACCAGAGACTATTCATCAAGACCCTATTAAAATTACTTTTGACAGAAAGACCAGCAAACTTTATTCAAAAATTGTTAACGATTTACTAACTGATTTAGATGACGCGCAAACCCTTTTTGGGTCTAACTTTAATGTGATGTCCCATTACGGCGTAGATGCTGCTCGCGGTGGGCCTGAAGATGAGATGCGCGGAAAGATTATGTCTAAAATTGGTTGCCTTAAGATGCTTTGCTCTCACCCAGACCTATTAAGAACTAGCTCTAATAAATTTGATTTAATGAATGGCGCCGGCTCAGCTTATGCAAATGAGTTGGTAAACAACGGGGCGCTTGAGGGCATAACCAGTTCGCCAAAGCTAGATTACCTGGCTCAATATGTAAAAGACTTCCTCGAGCAAAATGATGAGAACAAGGTGGTTATTTTTGCAACTTACGTAGACATGCTTGACATGATTGCAGAGGCTATAGGCCCAGATCAATGCCGCCTTTATTCAGGTAAGTTAGACGCAAAGACCAAAGAGGATAATAAGGTGGCCTTTAACACCAACCCCTTCGTCAGGGTCTTAATCTCCAGTGACGCTGGCGGTTACGGCGTAGACTTGCCCGCGGCAAACTTACTAATCAATTATGACTTACCTTGGAGCTCGGGAACAGCCGTTCAAAGAAATGGCCGTATAAAGCGCGCCTCCAGTCTTTGGCCCTCTATTGTTATCACCGACATCATTGCTACAGGGTCTATTGAGCAGCGGCAGTGGGAGGTCTTACAACAGAAAAACGCCCTAGCCAGCGCCGTTATTGATGGAGAAGGCATAACAGAGGATGGCGGGGTAGAAATGACTGCTGGGAGCTTAAAGCAGTTCTTACAGAGTTCTATTGTATAATTGACAGATGCCTAACGCACCTAAGACGCCTACTCGTACAATACGTGTATCGGATGATATTTGGCTTGCCGTACAGAAAAAAGCCGCTAAAGAGGGCATAACCGTTACTAGCGTGATTATTGCTTCATTGGAAAAGTACATCAAGGTTGACAAGCCTCTAGACTAGATCTAAGGTAGTGCCCTAAGGGGGTACTAATGAGTTTAGATAACTTAAAGAAAAATGCTCGTCAATTTTTAGCCTTAAAAGGTGAGATGGGCGTGCTGGCGGATCGCCAAAGCGAACTTAAAAAACGGATGACCCAAGACCTTGATGCTATTGAACCAAATGAAAGCGGTCACAGGGTTGTTGAGTTTGAAGACGATACAATAGGTAACATTAAGATTACAAAACAACGTCGAGTCTCTAAGACTCTTGATATGGATATAGCAGATCAAATACTTACCAGTAAAGGTATTAAAAACACCTGTGTAAAAATGATACCCACGTTAGATGAGGCTGCAATTATGGCAGCATTTTATGAGGGGTATCTTACAGAAGAAGATATTGACGCCATGTTTCCTGCAAAAGAGACGTTTGCGTTTATTGTAGATAACAAATGACAGACGATTTTATTGAAAAAGCTTTTTCTGACCTAGATGAGTTTTATCCGGGCAGTAAAAAGAAACGTAAAGCAGTAGTTAAAAAAGAACCCGAGATTATTAGTTCCCCTAATTGGGATGCTAATCCAACTAAACGCACACTACCCAATGGAAAAGACGTTGAGTTATTTCTTATTGGTTCCCTTGCTGCCGCACTTGGTCGCCCTATAATTACAATCCGTTCTTGGATTAAAGAAGGGTACCTGCCCTCAGCACCATACAGACTTCCTGTTAAAAAAGACATTAACGGGAAAGACCATCAAGGCCGCCGTCTTTATTCGCGGGCTATGATTGAAGCGGCCATTGAGCTCTTTGACAAAGCTGGCATTCTAGAGACAAAGCGTATAGACTGGTCTCAACATCAGCACCTAAGTAATGAGGTTGCTGAAGCGTGGAGTAACATCCGGGCTGATGAAACAAACTCAAACTAACAAAGGAAAAATAATGTCCGTAAATCGCACAGAAGAGTACCTACCAGCCACTGACGAGTTCAGTGCATCTGCAATCAATGACCGCCCAGCGCAGTCAACTTCAACTGCTATCCAATCAGGTTGGGAAGCTGGAGAAAAGATCACCCCCGCATCAATGGGTTACGCCAAAGACTTTAAGTTTACTGATGGCGGGTTCCAAGTAATTAAGTTCCTTGATCAAGATGGCCCATTTGCTGTCTACAAGCAACACTTCCTTAATAACAAGGAGGGACAGAAGTCATATGTTTCTCTTGGAGCTAATGACCCGCTCTGTATTAAGCTTGGCAGCAAGCCGGAAGAGAAGCGCGCTTTTTCTATCGTAAACTTTTCCGCTGAAGGTGGCCCACAACGTCAGATGCTTATTGCATCTCCTCGTTTGTGGAAGGCACTACACGCAGCACATTTCTCCCCACAAGGCCCGTTGACTCGTAACTATTGGGCAGTAAGCCGTACAGGTAAGCAACAGACAACTGCTTATCATATTAACCCTGTTAAGGGACGTGACTTGATGGAAGACTGGAGCATTGACGAAGCTGCTGCAGAAGCAACAGTTGCATCAGTCCAGCCGTACACACGCGCTGACATCAAGACACCTACATGGGAAGAGCTAGAGGCTATCGCAGACTCACTGCTCTAAAACACATAGCTGTTGAAGACCGGTGACCCCTTCCATCGGTCTTCAACCTTATAGGGGGCACTACTTGAATATTATTACGACTAAAGAACAATTAAATGAGATGGTTAACTACTATCTTAAACAGGATAGCTTCTCCTTCGATGTAGAGACTGTTGGACCACATAGAGGTATACCCGCAGTCAACGAAGTACTTTGGATTTCTTTTGCTACACGAGGCCGTGGTGATGTTATTCCCATGGGTCATCCAAACGGTGATTTTATAGAGGCAATTAAACCGCTTACGGGTCAAGGCCAAAAGCGTGTAGATCAAGGATTGCCAGCTAGAGATTATGACTACTCACGTGATGCAAAAAAACACGTAAAGAAATTTGGCCCAGCTCCTAAGCAGTTATTTCCTGCTGAGGTTTTTGAAACGCTTAAGCCTTTGATGTTTAACGAAGATATTTTAACTATTGGTCATAACCTTATTTTTGATCTTTGTTCTGTAGCTAAACACTATGACAATGTAATACCCGCTGGCCCTTATTTTGACACCCTTATCGGGTCTTTTCTTTATGATAGCCGTAATAGCGGAAAGCTTGGTTTAGATGATTGCCTTAAACGCGATCTTGGGTTCAGCATGGAGAAAGGTATAGGACATAAGGTTGAAGAGTATTCTTTTGACGAGGTTGCTAAGTATTCTTACCTTGACTCTAAGTACACATTTTTACTCTGGCAAGTTGTTGCCCCCAAGATAGTTGAAGCTGATGTAGAAAAGGTTATGGATCTTGAGATGTCTTTACTTAAGGCACTCTGCCAGATGAAACTTACAGGGGCGGCGCTTGACGTAGAGCTTCTTAAAACTCTTCATGCACGACTTGAAATTGAGATTGAAGAGATAAAAACACGGATCTACGGAATTGCCGGTAAAGTTTTTAATCTGAACTCTAACGCGGAAAAACAACAGCTCCTATACGGTCCGGTATCAGAAGGTAACCGAGGACTTAAGCCAACTATTCTTACAGGCAAGGGTGAAAAAACTCAGCCAGATAAAAGAACTTACTCAGACTACTCTGTATCTGCAGAGGCTCTTGAAGCTCACCCAGATGATGAACTTGTATCCGCCATTCTTGAATACGCTGAGATCAATAAGCTTCTTAGTACTTACATCATTCCTTATATTGGCGGGGAAGTCGTCAAGTCTGTCAATGGTAAAGAGAAGATAGAAGAACGCGAAAGCATGCTTATTAACGGCAAGATCTACGGTGATTTCAAGCCTTGGGGCACAGAGACCGGTCGTTTCTCCAGTTCTAACCCAAACCTCCAAAATATTCCTGCGCCTAACGATAAAGTTCCAGAGGATAAAAATTACGGCAAGATGATTCGGGACCTTTTTTACGCGCCAGAGGGTTACAAGTTAGTGGTTGCAGACTACTCTCAGATCGAACCTCGCATTATTGCTTCTATGTCTGGCGACCCAATTATGATAGAGAACTACATGACTGGTGGGGATATCTACACAACTGTAGGAAACACTATGGGGGTAGACCGTAAAGCGGGTAAGGTTTTAGTTTTGGCTATTGCTTATGGCGTAGGTCCAGATAAAATTTCACGCCAGATTGGCTGTACTCTTCAAGAAGCTAAGACCCTTTTAAATGATTTTGCCGCTAAATTCCCTTCTGTAGACCTATATAAGGCTAAGGTTATTGGGGTAGCCCGTAATACTGGATACGTCTCAACCATTTTAAAACGCCGTAGGTACCTGCCAGATATTAAGTCTAAGGTGCCTGCTTTTAGGTCTAGCGCCGAACGCCAAGCGTTCAACACGCGCATTCAAGGGTCTGCGGCAGACATAATTAAGCTTGCTATGATTAGGGCCTACGAAAAGATACCTGCTGAGGCCAGACTCATCTTAACGGTACATGATGAAATTGTTACTTTGACCCCAGATTCTTTAGTAGATCAGACACGCGAGGCTATCCGTGAGGCTATGGAAGATATCCATTTTCTAGACGTCCCCCTGATTGCTGACATTAAAGTTGTTCAGAAATGGGGTGATGCTAAAGGATGAGCGTCTTTAGAAGAAAAAAGAAAGATGAGTTTGAGGTTGATACTAAAGAAGTTCCTTTAAGTACAGTCTATCGTTGGTATCTATATGATACAGAGTTAGTAGAAAATGTAAACGATCTTGCCGAGATGGTGGGGCTCAGTCGTATAAGTGAAGAGGGCGAAAGCAAAGAAGAAGAAGATAGTAAAGCTCGAGTAGCAGCTATAGCTCCTTTATTTCCTTTCTTAGAAGCTATTGCCGATGTAAGCGCTAAGTCATTAGTAGCCCTTCATCTGGCAGAGTTATTAAATTCAGAAGATAAGTTAGACGACCATGAGCTTGAGCGTCAAGGAGACGCTATGATGGCTGTTTATAAAGCAGTGGCTTTGTCTACATTGATGGGCGCCTTTTCAATTAGCCTTAATTTGGGTATGATTGAGACCAACACGGTTGGGTCTAACGTTTTAGACTTTGGAGGATTTGATGAGTAACTCAGATTGGTTTTCACGCAAATTAGGTACGCCTACCCCGCAACAGCCGCAGGCTCAACCTCAGTACGCAGCACCACAGCCCGCTACTTATGCGCAACCTCAGCAACCTCAGTACCCACCTTCACAGCAAGCAACCCCTCAAGCCCCTCGTTGTCCGGGGTGCGGCAGTGGTAACTATGGAAGTTTGCAAGGTGCAAAACCACGTTGTTATGACTGTGGTTATCCTATTCAACAGTCAGGTAGTGGTTTAGGCAAAGGCATTATTAATCCGGGTCAGTCTTCAGCAGGACCAGCAACACCTGCTCGTCAAATACCTACAGGAACATTTAATGGAAGCAAACCAGCAATCGGAGCAGACGGAGGGTTCTTAGGATGAGCACATTAACAGGCGACCTAGCAAAGGTGTTTAACGCTATTAATAAAAAGATGGGCGATGACACTATTGTTCTTGGTTCAGAGATTACTCAAATGGGTGGGCGTTTAACCACCGGATCAGTGGCTATAGATGTTGCCCTTGGTGGTGGCTGGCCTTCTAATCAATGGCATGAACTTATTGGAGAAGCAAGCAATGGCAAGACCGCCCTTGCTTTAAAGACCATTGCGGCTAATCAAAAAAACGACCCTGAATTTACAACTGTATGGGTTGCGGCTGAGGAGTGGGTGCCAGGGTACGCAGAGATGTGCGGCGTAGATGTTTCCCGAGTATATGTAGTTTCTACAAATATCATGGAGGAGGCCTATGAGGCGGTCATTAAAATCGTGGAAAGTAAGGCTGTTGATTGCATTGTTCTTGACTCACTTCCTGCTTTGGTTCCTGGAGCAGAGGACCAGAAGGAGATGGAAGAGGCAACCGTAGGACGCGGAGCACTGCTTACTAATAAGTTCTTCCGTAAAGTTGGCAAGGCCTCTAAGCGGTCATTGATCCGCCCAGAGCGCCCGTTTATTGGTCTTATTATCAACCAATGGCGCTCAAAGGTTGGCGTTATGTACGGGGATCCTCGAACTACTCCAGGGGGTCTAGGTAAAGACTACGCGTTCTTTACCCGTATTGAGGTTCGCCGTGACGAATGGATTGAGGCGGGAACCGGGCAAGAAAAGCGCAAGGTAGGCCAATCAATTAAGGTCCGCGTTATTAAGAATAAGTCCGCAGCTCCGGGGCAGGTAGCAGTTGTTGATTTTTATTTTGCTAATGGCGGTGACCTTAACGCCGGCGACTTTGACTTTGCTAAGGAAGTTGTAGCCATTGGCATCTTAAATAAGGTGATTACTCGGGCAGGGGCTTACTACAGGTATGGCGAATCGCAATGGCAAGGCCAAGATGGTATGCTTCAGGCTATACGGGAAGATATTGACCTTCAAGAAACCTTACAACGCGATGTACTAGATTCTATTAAAGCAGGCTCTAAGTACGCGCATGAAGAGTGAGGGATTAAAGAAGTCACAGAAGCACGAGGCACGACTTGCAGGAGTTCTAAACGGGAAAGTTAACGCTGGAAGCGGAGCTTTCTGGAGTCGTAAAGGTGATGTCCGCAGTGCTGATGTTTTATTAGAACACAAGTACACAGGCAAAACCTCCTTTACTGTCAAAGCAGCGGTTTTGGAAAAGATTGTCAAGGAAGCAATACTTGAGAGTCGTATGCCTGTGTTAGGTGTTAGCCTCAATAGTGAAGATTATATTTTGCTTACGGAAGACGATTTTCTAGAATTGCTCCAGAGCTTCCAGGAGCATAAAACTTGTACGACGAAGACTTCGGACCAGAACCTTGGCGATATCGAGCAAAATGCCGAGGAATGAATACCAACCATTGGTATCCACCACGCGATAAAAATCAATACAAAGATATTGCCGACATAGCAAAAGCTGTCTGTTACGGTAAAGACGGTTTGCCTGAGTGCCCTGTTCGTAAACAATGTTTACTTTACGCAGAAGATATGGAAGACACACACGGTATTTGGGGTGGCATGAGCCACCGTGAACGCAACGCGCTTAAACGTAAAGCAACACGTGCAGGTCTGACATTAAAAGAATGGGTACTAACTAAAGATATATGATAAGTTACCTGCATGAGTCAGTTAAAGAAATTTGTAGATGTGGGTAAGAAAAACACCCGTGTTCTAGGGTCATTAGAGCGCCATCTAATGGCTAAGCCAAAAGATAGATCACGCAGAACCGACGTCTTGCATCCGTCAGAGATGGTTGGTTCTGATTGGTGTCACAGAGCTTCTTATTTTCAATTGCAAGGCGAAGAGCCTATTAGCACACGAACAAATAGCTTAAGACTGTCCTCAGTGTTTGCTGAAGGACACGCAATTCACGCTAAGTGGCAGAGCTGGTTGCAAGATATGGGTGTTTTGTTTGGTAAATGGTATTGCTATGAGTGCGAAGAGTATTTCTGGGGCGGCGCGGATTGCCACGATGGCCCTCTTGCTTATAGAGAAGTTCCGTTATTTTATGAGCCCTTGCGAATATCGGGACATTCAGATGGTTGGTTAACAGGGCTTGGCGACCCACTCATGCTAGAAATTAAATCTATTGGCGTTGGTACCCTTAGGTGGGAAGCACCTGAGCTTCTTATGGATAATGATAATGACTTTGATAAAGCATGGAAGGCCCTTAAAGCTCCTTTTATGAAGCACATTATGCAGGTACAGATTTACATGAAATTAGCAGAGCTTCTTAACTATGAAAATTTTCCACAGGAAGCTGTGCTTATCTATGAGAACAAAGCTAACCAAGAAGCTAAAGAGTTTGTAGTTCAAAAGAGCGACTTCGGCATCTCGCAGTTATTTGTCGCAGCCGCTATGATTATTGAGTCAATAAAAACCAATACGCCGCCCCCATGCAATATTGCCTCTGATGGTTGCGCTAAATGTAAGGGGTATACAAATGGTTAGTATCGTTGCTACAGGGGTAAGCGCAGAGCTTCTAGATGTTCTAGAGTCTCAAGGCTTACCAGTTAAGCGCACTTTGGACGTTGACATTATGCCGTTTCCTGCGGATATTACCGCGGTTAATGACCAAGAGTTAATGGAGATGGCGCGTTCTTATATGGAGAATTACAACTTCCTTTTGACTCAAGTAGCCTGCGCTGAACTGGCAGTAACTGAGTCTGAGAACTCTTATGACACAGAGGCCGCTAAGATGCTGGTCAGGATGTCAGGAGATCCTAAGGCCAAAGCCACGACTATCAAGGCGGTCATCATGACAGATCCCGCTATGTCTAAGCGCTCGGATGATCTTATGAAGGCCAAGGCCTACTTCAAACTATTGAAGACTATGATGGATAATCTAGAACGCTACTATCAATTGACTAGCCGTGAATTAACCCGTCGAACATCTGTTTTAAAGGCACGCGGTTATTAATGAAAGTATTTAGCAAAGGCGCTGTAGATGGCCCTGTTTATTTAGGTATAGATCAGTCATACAGTGGATTTGCTATAACCGCTTTTAAAGACCAAACCAATTACTACACAGAAGTCTACAAATCTGACAAGCGCGGTATAGACCGCCTGCGTGACATCCAAGCCCACACTATGAATTGGCTTCATGAGTTTGATGACATCAAGGACGTGGCTATGGAGGGCTATGCTTTTGGCTCCCAAATGGCTAATATGCTGGGTGAGCTGGGTGGTATGGTAAAACTAACCCTTCTAGAGTTTGGGATATACCCCCTTATAGTCCCACCCACCAACCTTAAAAAGTACACATGCGGCAAAGGCGCGGGGGTATCTAAAAGCCAAATGCTTATGTATGCCTATAAGAACTGGGACGCTGAATTTAACGACGACAACGCCGCAGACTCCTACGCCCTAGCCCATTTAGTCTCAGGGTCAGGTACACGTACATACGAAAAAGAAGTTTATGCTAAACTTCAAGATCCAAAGTTTAGGGAGCGGTAATGACCACCATAGTAGCCGTTCAATACAAAGACCGTTGCGTATTTGGGGCAGATAACCAAGTTACGGACGGTAGTGGGCGCATTTATAGACATAAAGACATGGCTAAAATCAGCCAAAAAGGTCCATATTTAATTGCTGGTAGCGGTGAAGTCCAGCCTTGCGACGTAGCTCAGCACATCTGGAAGCCTCCTGCAGTAACTTCTAATGACCGTAAAGATATTTACCATTTTGTTATTACTAAGGTTATGCCATCTTTGCGGGAGTGCTTAAAGGCTAATGGGTACAACTTTGAAGAAGATAGAGACAAATCGGACACAGGCCCTCGTTTTAATTTTCTTCTTGCAGTCTGCGGAGAGGTCTTTGATGTCTCAGATGACTTGTCGGTTTGTCGAACGGACAATGGATTTTATGGAGTAGGCAATGGCGCCTCATATGCCTTGGGCGCACTTCATGCCGGCGCGTCTATTTTAGAATCTTTAGAGATTGCGGCATCATTAGACGCATACACTTCAGGTCCTTTTATTGAAGTAGAACAGCTTAGAGGATAGTTATGCCTAGATACGATTACAAGTGCGTTAAATGTGGCGGTGTTCAAGAGGTCTATCAAGAGTTTGGTCACAATTACACTCCCACATGCTGTCAAGAATCTATGACAAAAATCTATTCAGCAACTCCCGCTCACTTTAAAGGCGGAGGATGGGGCGGTCAATGAGTAAAACACAAAATAAACGTCAAGAACGTCTTCGTGAAGCTGCCACATTTGTTTCAGAGCGCCGCGATATTCAGTTACAAATTTTAGAGCAAAACTATGAGATAGGCGTAAAGCTATTTTTAGATCAAAAAGACACTTTATCTCCAGAAGAAGTTGAACAGATAGAAACTATGATGGCTGAACAAAGGGCTGCATTGGACAAGTTGCATGAACAAATCAATCCGAGAACTGAAGCCTGATTACACAGGCACCATGGAGTATGCAGATCAAATCTGCCATGAGTGTCCTAAATGTGAATCAAGCATCTGGTTAGTTAAAGCTTCTTTTGATGATTACGAAATCGCACAGTACTTCTTAGACATGGAGTGCGCTGTCTGTGGAACTTACGCCAAAGCGCCCACTCCAATTGATCGACCATAATCCGGTTAGGGGTGCCGGTTTACTAAAAACAAGACGTTTAACCTTATTTTGTCTAAATTAAACCTCATACTTTATGCCACGGGGATCACTAATTCGTAACCCAAGGAGCATAAATTGTCAGAAGAACAAGAGCCGTTACGCGTAGGCGCAGGTAGTAACCCACAATCCGTAGCCTCAGCGGTTGCCCACGCCATTTATGAAAAGCGTGAGGTCAAAATTCGTGCAGTCGGCGCAGGCGCAGTCAATCAAGCCGTAAAAGCCATTGCTATAGCCCGTGGTTATACCGCCCCAAGAGGTATAGACCTGGTTTGTATCCCTGGTTTTGCCAGCATTAAAAGCCATGACGGTGAGATTAGCGCCATTGTATTTCAGGTTATAGCCAATTAAGGCTGTATTAAGCGCGTAAGTACCGTACATTTATAAGAACAATTCCTCGGCCAAGGAGAACCATGAAAGCATCATTAAAGAAGAACCCAGCACCAATCGCACCCACAAGTGCGGGCGTCCCAAGCATGAAAGTAGACAATGCTTCTGCCGCACCTTCAGCCAACACTAAGTTGATGAAGAAGAAGAACACTGCAGCTGGCGACCCAACAAAGGAAGCCAAGCCTTCTCGCGCACATGTAAAGGCAACTAGCGGTGCTCGCTATGGAGTCCGCGTTAAGTTCCAGGCATCAGAGTCACCAGAGGCAGGCGCTACCCAAGGTAACGGTCGACTCCTCCCATCAGCTATCAAGCGTTCTGCACAGAACTTTGGCGCTGGTATGGGTGACCATAACTAATCTATAAAGCACAAATACCCGCCCTTTTAGCAGTTTCTACTGTTAAGGGCGGGTTTTTTATTGCTACAATTAAGTAAGGACGCCGAATGGGTCCTACTTAACAGTTATCGTCTAAGGAGATAATTATGAATACGCGCACGTCTGGCTACAGCTCTAATGTAAACAACAACAGTTCTATTGTAACAACCTCCACGGGTAACACCACTGTTTATTGGCCATCAACTAGCCTAACAAATACCCTAGTTACACGAGGTATTGGGTTTGCAAATCAGTTCCATTTCTTCGAGGAGCTATTTAAAGCTAATACGTATCCACCAAAGTATCCTCCGTACAACATTCGTGCTATTAACAAGGATTACTACATCATTGAGATAGCTCTCGCGGGGTTCCCAAAGGAGTCGCTTTCAGTAACTCTTAAGGACAACGTTTTGACAGTTGAGGGCGAAGGTATCAACACCACCCTCAGTGAGAGCGAGTTCGACTACGTTCATCAAGGAATCGCTCGTAGGGACTTCAAGCATGATTTCCCACTGGCAGAGCACATCGAAGTAAAGAGCGCCGAGTTTGAAGACGGTATGCTCAACATCGAGCTCATTCGTAATACTCCTGAGGAGTTAAAGCCAAAATCTATCAAAATCAAATAACATCCTTGAGCAATGCCCCCGTCAAATTGGCGGGGGTTTTTGCTTGTTTTCTTTTGCTTATGTGCTAGTCTTATCGCGTTGCAACTTGACGAACACGAGGAGAAACATGTTAGAAGTATTAACTAAACATTTAAACGAGGCTTCTATAAGTGGTTGTGTGGTTGCTCAGTGGGTTGCTGCATTAGATAAAGAGGAACAAACGCTGTTTAGACAAATAAAAGAGAACAACGCAAATGTAAAAATTGCACAGTTATTTAAAGATTTAAGTAAAGAATCTGACCTTCCATATAAACTGACCGCCTTCCGATCCCATCTTAGAGGATATTGCACATGTCAATAAAGACCAGCCTACTCGATGTACTAGAAAACGCAGTTACTGTTACTGATACTAATACTAGCGGTTGGGCCTGGCCCCCAATTCAACAAGCAAAACCTACTGTAATTAAACCCGCAGAATATAAAGAACGACAAGCAAGTAAAAATGGTTTTAAGTTATTTGTTTTTGTACCTGACCCTCAAATTGGTTACCGTAAGTACGAAGACGGTACCCTAGACCCTTTCCACGATGAGGCCGCGATTGATGTCCATTTCCAGCTACTTGCCTATTTAGAGAAGCGCTATGGGGTGGATGAGATTGTTCACCTAGGAGATTATCTAGACCTTCCAACAATGGGTAAGTATGCTCAGGAAGAGATGTTTGCCCACACTGTTCAACCTGCATTAGATTACGGCCACGCCCTACTAGCAAAGCAACGAACCACTTGCCCTACCGCTAAGATCACCCTTCTTGAGGGTAACCACGACTGCCGCATGCAGAAGTATGTGACTATGAATGCCATGGCATCTAAAGGTATTAAGCGTGCAAACGCTGCGCCTGAAGAGTGGCCAGTTATGACGGTTCAGTACCTATTGCGCTTAGATGAGTTGGGGATTAATTATGTTGGTGCTTATCCTGCTGGCGAGTATTGGATTACTCCTTACCTTCGTGCTATCCATGGAACTACTGTTCGCAGTGGCGGCTCCACTGCCAGTGCCTACGTCAATAAGAATCCGCACGTTTCTACAGTCTTTGGGCATGCCCATAGGCAAGAACTACAATACAAAACTGTAGCAAATGGAGACGGCCCTATCCGCAGCGTGAGTGCTAGCCCTGGCTGCCTATGCCGCGTAGATGGGGCTGTGCCTTCCTATGGTTCAGGACTTAATGACAATGGTCGACCAGTAAAGCATTGGGAAGACTGGCAACAGGGAATCATGATTGGCTGGGTTCACGACGACGGCCACTTCACCTTGCAGCCTATTCACATTATGGACAAATGGGCTGTCTACGAAGGTAAAGAGTTTAAGTCTAACCTCTAAGTAATTACGCGTATCCTTGTTATATGGCCAACCCTTCCCCGCATCAAAACGTCCAGAATCTGGGCGCAAGTGGTATGTATGGAACTAACACCGTTTACGGTGGTGGTGGTGTTCCTGT